CCCCCGCCGTGACGGTCGAGCTGTCCCGCGCCGTGACGGTCGAGCTGCCCCACGCCGTGACGGTCGCCTTCTGGTGCACCCGCACAGCGCCGTCTGTGACCTTCAGCTCCGTGTCGAGCCCGCACACCAGCCACTCGCCCCCGACCTTCTCGTGCGAACCGCTGGTGAGCAGCATGCCCAGCACGATCGCCCAGAGGCCGGAGCGAACCTGATCCTCGACCTGCGCGGTCCACCACTCGGGCTTGCGCTCCTCGTCGAGCTTGAGCGTCCAGGCCTCGGGCTGTGTGATGTCCTTGGCCCAGTCGGGCGTGAACTCGACCCGCGCGGTCAGGAGGTCCTGCGCGCTGGCCGACTGGCGGTCGTGGATCTTGAGCCGTTCGGCGATCTCTGAGTGGGAGTCGACGCCGGGCACGTGGAGGATCTCGGGGCGGGCGCCCTCGACGGCGGGCTTCACGACGAACGCTGACTTGAAGTTGCACATGGTCTTTTCCTCGGTGGTGTGGCTGGACGAAGCCGCCGGCTGGCCTGTCGGCCAGCTGACTCGGCGGCGGTATCTGCTCAGTTCTGCGCGGTGTCGTCGCTGATCGATCCGTCCTCGATCACGACCCCGCAGCCCCCGACTGAATCGCCCACGCGCTCAACCCAGACCTGCGCGTTGGCGGCCGTCGCGATGCGGGCGAGCTCCGCCATGCCGTCGCGGTCTAGCAGGCTCCCGTCGTGCACCAGCATGAGGCGCAGCGTGGGGTTCTGGGCCAGCCCGATCGCGACCGACACGCGGATCTTCTCGGCGCCCGACGCCTGGCTGAGCGGCTGGCCGTTGTACTGCAGCCCGTCGTCGCCGAACGACAGGCCCTCGACGGGCAGCTTGGCGGCCTGCAGGGCCGCGACCTTCCGCTCGTCGATCGCTTCGAGCTTGCGGGTCAGGCCGTCGTAGTGCTCGTCGAGCTCCGCGACCGCCTTGACAGTCTCGGCCCGCCGGCGGCCCTGCTCGTAACGCCGGTTGGTGTCCTCCGCGGTGGCGATCTGCTGCTGCAATCCCGCGAGGTCCGGGTCGACCAGCGCCTCGACGTCGGCCGTGTTGTCGGTGATCCACTTTGTCACACCGGCGAGCCGCGCCTGCAGGGAGGCGATCGAGGCCTCCAGGTCGCTCCGCTCCTTGACGGCCGCGGCGAATTCCCGCCGTGCCTCCTGGATGGCCACGGCCCGTTCCCGCAGGGTGTTCATGTGACCGACCAGCTCCGCGACGCTCACCTGCGCGGCCGGCGCCTCGACGTTCGGCATCGTGCCCAGCGCGCCCTGCTGGCGGGTCCGCTCGCGGCCGCACTCGGTGCGCTCCAGCTCGATCGCCTTCCGGTCCGCGTCGAGCTTGTCGAACGAGTCGGTCAGGCCCGTGACGCGCTTGAGGACCGCCACCTGGTCGGCCGGCTTCATGCGGGTGAAGGCCAGCGGGTCGAACGACAGGTCGCCGAAGAGCGCGTCGCACACCTCCTGCGCCTTGGAGAACTTCGTGCCGTCCGCGCCGGTCACCAGCAGGGTGCTGCCGCTGGCGGTGAACTTGCGGGTCACGACCAGCCGCTCGGTCTTGAGCACGATCGACGCGTCCTTCGCGCCCTTGCGGATCGGCTTCTCGGCCGCCTCGCGGGCCCCGCCGAGCGCGGCCGCCACGGCGTCGAGCAGGCTGCTCTTTCCCTGGCCGTTGCGGCCCGCGATCTCGGTCACGCCCTCGCAGGGCGTGAGGCGCACGAGCCGGAGGCGCTTGTAGTTCTCGACCTGGAGCGAGACGATGCGGTCGTGGTGGGTGGCGGTCGTGGTGGTCGTCATGGTGCTGTTCCTCAGCGAAGGTGGGGGAGGTCGGGGTGCTGCGTGTCACAAGACGGCGCGGCCTGTCGGGGTGGCGTCCGTGCCACCCGTCCAGGGCGCGCCGTCACGGCTTGGGGCTGTCCTTGGTGCCCACGATGTCGCGGATCGACTTGCTGCGCTGCCCGGGCGGCGGCGGCACCACGTTGGTCGACTTGTTGACGACCGGCATCGGGACGCCGATCGGCTTGCACTCGATCAGGTTCTGGTAGTTGCCCTTGAGCTCCCACTTGCAGGCGGCGGGCTTCTTGTGGGCGAGGGCGAGCTTCGCGCCCTCCTGGACCGACGGGCTGATGGCCGTGAGCTCCGTCTGGTTCCCGTTGCGCTCCAGCACGATGCGGTAGAGGTCCCACGGGTCCTTCGAGCCCTCGGGGCTGCTCTTGACGTGGTCGACCGACACCACCATGGCCTCGCCCTCGCCCGGGCCGGTGATCTTGGCGTACGCCGCCTTGCTGGTGGTCGGTTGGGCCCGCGTGGTGACCGGGCGGTCCTGCCCGGCGTCGGGGGCGGTGTTGACCACCGTGCGGGCCGGTTCGCGGTCGGGCTCGCGACGCTCCGGCTGCTGGTCCTGCCCGGCGTCGGGGGCGGTCTCAGCCTGCATCATCTCCTCGGCGGTGTAGAGGCCGCTGAGGTCGTTGGGGAACGCCTTCTTGAGGGCGAGCGCCTCGGCGCACTTCGCCAGCATGTGGGGGCCGCCGCGGGCCCACATGGACGAGGGGTTGCCGTCACGGTCCGTCTGGACGTAGAAGCTCCACTGCGCCAGCCCGTAGAGCGGCTCGCGGAACCCCTTGCGCCACACGCCGACGCGCGCCGCGAACGGCGGCACCTTGGCGGTCCAGATGTCCCTCCAGACCCCGTCCTCGCCGCACCACTGCGGGGCCGTCTGGCCTTCGTACTCGCCGGACCGCTGGGCCACCACGCGGTAGCCGTCGATGCCGGTCTGGATCTTCATCACCTCGCGGCGCTGGCGGCTGTCGTAACGCCGGATGGCGTAGATCTGGCTCGCCAGCGGGTCGAGGCCGGTCCGCTTGGCGGTGTAGAGAAAGAGCTGCATCTCGTCGTCGGACGCGCCCGCGCAGACGGTCCGCTTGATCAGGTCGACCTGGTCGCGGTTCCACGCGATCGTGTTGCCGAGCGTTCCGGGCGTCGTGGTGGCGAGCTCGCTGGGCATGGGGGCGTCAGACTCGGGGGCGTTTGGCTTCTTCGACATGGTGCTGTTCCTCAGCAGGGGTGTTGCTCAAGGCCGTCGCGGTCGCGACGACCAGGCCGCGCGGGGGCGCTTCCATGCACCCCGTCGCGGCCTGGTCGTCAGGCCATCAGGTCGATCAAGGTTCCTTGTTTGCAGTCGCCGCACCGGGCGTACACGATCCAGCGGCCGGTCGGCTCCACGCCGTTGCGCGGCGTCGTGACCGCCTCGGGCTCCACGTAGAGCTTGAAGTTCTGCGAGACGCACTTGGGGCAGCAGTCCATCCCGTCGGGCTTGCCCATGCGGCCCCACAGCAGCAGGCAGCTGCACAGCGTCGTGGGGTTCGCCAGCGGGTCGAACCGCTTGAGCCAGCACCAGCGCATGAAGGGGCGGCGGTGCCGCTCGTGCAACGCGATCGTGACCGAGACGTCCACGAGGTCGAGGTCGCCGGTCAGGACGGCCGAGCTGTAGAGCGCGCGGGCACCCCGGACCAGCTCGTCCAGGACGAGGGCCGGGTAATGCGGGAACTCACGCGCCCGACGGGGGGCCGTCGGCTGGTCGTTCTGCTGCTGGTGGTTGTTGCTGCTGTCGGGGACCGGGCTGGAGAGCGTCATGCTCCGTGCCTTTCAGCACGCGCAACAGTTCGCTCAACAGTCTCTCCAAATTCCCGGTGCGGTCAGGGGCTCCCGAATTCTCGGGAACCCCTGACTCTACCGGCGACAACCTCTCGGGCCCCACTTCTCGACTCGGGACCGTGCGAAGTGGAGGCAAGGGGACTCGAACCCCTGACCTCATTTGGCGGACTGCGCCCCGCCCCTGCGCGTGCAGTTGGGGCGGAGAATGCGGATCACGAACACGAGGGCCGGCGAGGTCAACAAGGTCCGGAAAGTTACCACACCGGCCGGGGCGCTCGCTTCGTCGCCGGCCTTCGTGCTCGTGATGAAAAATCGCGGGTGCATCGGTGTGGTCGGTAAAAAGATACGACCCCGTGACCCCTCTTGCAAGCCGAGGGGTGAAAAATCTGCCCGGCGGCGGCTCCCCGCCGTGGTTATCCACATTGCCCGAATCCCCACTTTCCCCCAATGCTTCCCGAACCTTTTTCAGAACGCTCGGGCACTTTTCCACAGCGTCCTTCAGCTCGGCGTAATCCGCCATGTCGTACTCGAAGTCGGTCAGGTTTTCGGACTGGTGGCGCATGATGCGGCGGCGGAGCCCCGCGTCCACCCCGCCGCGCCGCATCTCGCGGTTGAGCGTCTTGCGCAGCGAGTGGAACGCCACGATGTAGCCGCGCTCGTCGCGCTTGTGGAACTGGCCGCTCGCGTCCCGCTGGATGATGCCCGCCCGCCACATGTCCATGTCGACCGTCTTGGGCTTAGGCAGTACGGGGAACACGCGGCCCTTCGGGTCGTCCTTGCTCTCGTCCCACTGGTCCTTCAGCACCTCGATCGCGTCGGCGTGGAGGGCCAGGTACTCGATCGCACCGTTCTTGCCCATCACCTCGATGGCGGGCCGCGCGCCCCACAGCTCGTGCACCATCGGCCAGCGGAGTCGCCGGCACTCCTCGCGGCGGTACCCGGTCCAGCGGGCCACGATGTAGACCCGCGAGCGGCGGCAGGTGGTGAAGAGCTGCGCTCGGCCGTCGTCGCGCTCCTGCTGCATCGCGACCAGCACCATGCGCTCGAGCTCGGGCGCCGAGAGGGGACGGGTGCCGCGTCCGATCTCGTTCCAGGTGCGGCGCCCGAGGCGCTCCAGCTCGGCGAACGGGTCGGCCTTGAGGATCCCGCGGCGGCGGCAGAAGTCAGCCGCGCGGGTAAACAGAGTTTGTTTCGCGCCGCGATGGGCGATTTCCGGCCGAATCCGCCCGTTTGCCCACATGGGGCCGAACTTGCCCACATGTCGCGGAATGACGGCGAAATCGCTCCGGTTTGCCTTGCCTGTTCCCGGATGTCATGGCTTCATGTGTCACAACGCGGGGCGGAACCCCGCAACGGAGACCACGAACATGAACGCCACCACGAAGACCACGCTCGACCTCGCCAAGACCCTCGCCAAGAGCGGGTTCCACATCCCCGCGATCGAGATCCACACGCCCGACGGGCGCACCTGGAACATCGCGACGGTCCCCGCCGGACGCGGCCGCCACCTCGACGGCCACTGGGGACCGCGCCCCGGGTCGCTCGGCGGCTTCCGCCTCTTCGAGATCAACCGCGATACCGACGCCCCCGACGAACACGACGCGATCGACGGCGACACCTGGGCCGCCGACGAGTTGGTCGACTACCTCCGGGCGGTTGGCCAGCCGAAAGACACGACGAGTTGGGACCGCAAGAACGACAACCACCCGACGAACTGAAGCCCGCGTAATGCGGGCTTCGCTGTTTACCAGAGACCACCAACCCAAAGGAGCACGACCATGACGAAGCGCACCCCCAAGACCGCCAAGCCCGAACCGACCGCCGCCGAGACCTACGCCGCGAGGCGGAACGACATCGCCCGCCTGATGGACGTGCTGCAGATGGAACTCGACAAGCACGCCGAGGGGGCCAAGGCCGACCCACGCAACTGGGGCTTCGCGGGAAGCCTCGGGAAGGTCCGCAGCGACCTGATCGATCTGGTCGGGTTCCTCAGCAACATGGACCCCGAGCACGTCGAGGCCTTTCTGAACGACGCCGAGTGACCGCCACCACGGAGACACGCCATGAAGATCAAGCACATCGTCATCGAGGGAACCGAGGAAGACATCACGGTGCGAGCCACGGCCGACGGCGCGGCCGCCAGCGTGGTCCGCATGAGCCGCGCGCAAGGCCGCTTCGACAAGGTCATCGCCGAGTTCCACCGCGACGAGAGCCGCGAGGCCCGCTACGCGAAGGCCGCCGAGGTGGCCAAGCACGTCTACGGGCGGGACCGCCGAGGACACCGAAGCGCCGCAGCGACGACACGATCCGGTCGTGCGTGCGGCCCGTGCGGCCGTTCTGCCGGAGGTCGACCAGGAACCCCTCGGCCTGGCCCTGCTGCATGTTGTCGACCGTTTCCCAGGCGGCGAACGCGGCGCAGCGTTCGACGTCGCGGCGCTGCTTGCGGAAGTGGTTGGGCGACAGCGCGCGGCGGTGCAACCGCCGATAACAAGCCTTACGATCTCCGTGCGTGGAGTCGATAACCCCCGACTGAGAGGCCCCCAATGGCAGGCAGGCGATGGGATTGGCACATGAACGACACCCAGAAGGCCGTCGTTCGGTGCCTGTCAGACGACGACCGTGTCTCGATCTCAACCCTCTGCCACCGGCTCAGCCGCCGCGTGACGCTCGTGTACATGAACGGGCTGAAGCGCCGAGGCCTGGTCGAGAAGGTCAGCGAGCACGTCTGGCAGCTCACCCGGGCGGGCCGGATGGTCGCGCGGGTGGCTCGCCGCGAGCTCGACAGGACCTACGAGTCCGTCCAGTGCCCGACGCCCATGCTCGAAGTCCAGCGACGCCAAGCCAAGACACGAGCCGCGCAGCAGCCGCTCCCCATCGCATCGCTCGTCCGTATGCCGCCCGCCGCACTGCGCGCGTATCTGGCCCAGGACGAATCCACAGATCAACCAGTGTGAAGACCGCCACGCCCAGCCGCCGGCGGAACGCCACCGAGCAACCGCACCCCGGGAGCAGCTCGGGCCGCTCGAGCAGGCCCGCGGCCGACAGCCGCATCCGCTCGCGCCACGGCACCCCCTTGTACTCCACACCGTCCCGCACGCACCGCCCGGCCGCGTTGGGGAACCGCCCGATCGGGCACTGCCCCAGCGTGATCTGGTAGAGCGTCTCGCGCCGCGCCGGGTGGCACAGCCAGCGGCCGTTGGGGTCGGCTGGCTCGAGCGCCTGCGGGCACGCGAGGCAGCAGGTAGCCCGCTCGGCGGTCTCGGCCGCGACGGCCAGCGGGGCGAACTCCACGCCGCCCCGCGTCCGCCGCGGCGTCTCGCAGGTCGCGCCCGGTCCCGATGATCCGCACCCGCACGTCATGGCACCAGCTCCGTGATGTCCCGCGACGACCAGCCGGACGTTCCGCACAGCCCGATGTAGCCGCAGGGCGCCGAGTTGTCCGGCACGGACTCGAGCTTGAAGTTGATCGAGACCGTTTGGCTACTCACGCTGTCGACGAGCGATTCGTTGAGGCGGAACGTGCACGATCGGCAGTCTCCAAAGAGCGTCCCGCTCCCGGTGTAGACGCCGTCGCCGCTCCCGCCGCCGCTCAGAGCCACCACGGGCGCCACCACGCCCCACGGGCAGTGGTTCCACGCGTCGCGGAGCTGGTTCTCCCTGTCGCCCACCAGGCCGGTCGGGTCGGGGGGCGGCAGCTCGAGCTGGCTCCACGGCCATACCGCGCCGTCGTGGTCCGTGAAGGTCGAACCGTCCTGCACGAGGTACCCGATGGTCGGCACCATGTGGTGGTCAAACGCCGGGTAGAGACAGCACACCTCGTTGAGCAGGACCTCCACTGGTCCAACCTCGACGACCACCTGGGGGCTGTCGCTCCTGGTCGACCGAATGGTCTGCGTGCCCTCCGCGACGTAGACGTTCTCCGAGCGGCGCACCACGCGGTCCATCGTGACCGTGATGTCCGTCACGGTCGAGACCGTGGGGGTGAGCTGCGTCTCGATGTGGCGCGTGTACCTGAGCACCACGCGGTACTGGAAGCCGTCCTGACGCCCGCAGCAGACCTCCGTGTAGGCCCAGCGGTCCACACCCCAGACGTTCGACCACGCACGCCCCGACAGGCAGGTAGCGACTGACCCCTGGAAGGCTGACAGGCAAAAGCAGCACGACGGGGCGGGCCGGCGGGTGGGGTGGGCCGCGCTGTACGCCCAGTAGAGATCCCAGACCGGCTCGTCGTAGAAGACAAACACCTGGCCGGGCGCGGCGGCCTGGATGAGCGCTACCTCGGCGGCCGAGTAGCCGCGGCCGCGCGAGATGCACCTGCACCCGAACGTCTGGCCGGCCGATGCCACGCGGGCGCACACGAACCACCTGACGCCGTTGTGCTGCCCGTCGCACGCGAACGCCTCGCGGAACTCCGGGCCGGGCGCGGTGGGGCCGCACCCGTACTCTGGCCCGCAGCCGGCCACCACGGGGATCAGCACGCCGTCGCCGCCGATGACTGCTAGACCGGGCAGGAGGTCCACGATCGCCGAGGGGTCGAGCGCGCCGGGCGGCGTGAGGGCCGCGAGCGCCGAGGCCCGCTGGGCCGCCGTGGAGCTCGCGGGGGCGTACAGGTTGGCCGGCGGGACGAAGCGGTAGCAGTGCTCGCCCACCTTGATCACCGGCCCGATGTAGCGGCTCCCGCCGCCTGGGCGCGGCACCCAGAAGCCGAAGAGCCGCATGCCCAGCCGCACCGGCATGTCGGCCAGGACGGACCGCAGGTCGACCATGATGCACGCGCCCGTGTCGACGTCGGGGTCGGGCACCATGCAGTCGTTTGGCGTGTCGTCGCCGGTCCAGACCGACCCGCAGGGGCACGCCTGGGCGTAGAGCGTCGTGGAGCTCGTGCAGTCGCAGCAGCCCGTTACGGCTTCCCCGGGCGTGATGGGCGTGACCGTGAGGTCGTGGCCTAACACCACGCGGCCGGTGGGGTCGAGCAGGATGACGCCCGGGTCGGCCATGGGGGGCTTACCCGATCGCGCTACCGCCCTTGAAGCCGTAGAGGGTCGGGAGCGCGCCCCACGTGATGTACGTCAGCTGCGACGAGTCGTCGATCGTGAAGCCGCTCCAGAGCTCGCCGGCCGTGATGGTGAACTTCTTCTCGGCCCCGCGGGTGCTGAGCGTTCCGCCCGCTCCCTCGAGGTACGTGATGGTGCCGCTCGAGAGGTGGGTCGCGACGCCGGCAGCGATACGCAGCTTGGTCGTGACGGCCGCCGCCGCCTTGGTGAACAGGCGAGCCGAGGCGTTGATGAGCTCGACGGTCGCGCAGCTCCGCGAGTTGTAGACCGTGCCGCCCTTGATGATGATCGTCGTCGAGGCCGCGCCGGACGTGAGGGGCTGGAGCGTCACGGTTCCGCCCAGCACGATGAGCTTCGTGACCGTGCAGGCGCCGCTGATCTCCACCTCGCCGCCGAAGACAACCAGGACCGTGTAGGTGCCTCCCGAGAGCCACACCTTGCCGCCGCCCGAACCGATCACGCGGGCGCTCGCCACCGTGCCGGTCTTGAAGTAATGCTGTCCGCCTCCGCCGTCGATCTGCATCGTGCCCGTGATGTTCCCGAACTCGACGGGCGAGCCCGCCACCCCCATCGAGCCCTTGAACCCGTTGGAGTGGAAGTAGTCGACCAGGTTGACGGCCGTCAGGGCGGCCGGGTTGGTGTTGACCAGCTGGGAGCCGGCCACGACCGACAGGCTGTCGCCGTTCACCGGCAAGGCCGCGGGCGTGTAGCTCGCGCCGGCGTTCATGTCGACGGCGCCTTCGTTCAGAAAGACACTGGTGGGCATCGGTCAGCTCCTCGTTCCGCGTTTCTTGGACCAGCGCAGCTCGACCAGCGTGCCGGCGGCCGCGAGCGTTCCGCCCGTGTCCCATCTGGCCCGCACGTACGCGATCCCCTCCCGAACGTCGAGCTGCACGAACCCGTCGGCGCTGATCTTGGCGCTGGCGTACGTCTTGGCGATCGGGTCGATCATCGAGCCCTTCTGCCAGACGCGGCCGTCGGGCGACCACTCGACCAGCAGGTCGCGCAACCAGCCGGCCTTGATGGTCGACAGCTGCATGTTGCCCGTGAGGGTCACGTAGTCGGCGTCGCCGACGTAGAAGCTCGGCGTGATGCCGTCCTGCACGCTCGCGTCGAGGGTCAGGTTTTCGCCGACGACGTGGGTGGCCATCTGGGGATCGGGAACGCTGGTTTGGCTCTGGGGTTCGCCGCCAGAGGCTGCTTGGAACCCTACCGACGAGTTGGGGTCGGCCAGCGGGGTTGGGGCAGGCTCTGGCGCGGGAGGTGGCGCAGTCGGGACGCACGCCAGCGTGGCGATCCGCTCGGAGATGATCCACAGCTCCACCACGCCGTTGAAGGATGACACGAAGCAGAGGTCGTTGGGGGCGGCGGCCAGCACCTTGGCGCTCGTGCCGAATGGACGTCCGTACCGCACCGGCAGAGGGATCGTGAAGTCGACGCCGGGCGGGATCTCGCCCGTAGCCCGCGCGTCGGCCTTGACCGTGTAGGTGATCCGCGCCGGCTCCTGGGGGGCCTCGCGCTGGGCGGACGTCATGGCCTCGTTGTTGAGCAGCGCGTCGACCACGCGGCACGGGTACGCGACCTCGTTGCTGCCAGGCGGGTAGGCAATACCGATCTCGATGCCGGTCCCGTTGCGGCGGGCGAAGAGCGGCCCGATGGCCCGGATGTTGGCCACCTGCTGCAGCAGGTCGGCCTTGCGGTTCTCGCCGGACGCGCTGAGCCCCTGCTGGCCCTGCCGCGCCTTGCCGATTCCGAAGATGCGCCCCACGCCGTTCATACGAAGAGGGCTCCCAGATCGACAGGCGGGTACGGAACGAAGTAGCTCTGCAGCGTGCTGTCTCCGTCGGGGGTCTTGACGTAGAGCCGCTCCCAGCGGCCGCCCGGAGACGACGACTCGATCGAGCGCTCGACGCGGAAGAAGTGGTTCCACGGCGCGTAGTTAGGCCGCAGGGCGAACTTGTACGTCACGTCCCACGTGAGCTCGTTGGCGGCGTCGAACACTGGCGTCGCGTTGGCGGCCAGGAACAGCACGGTCCCAATCGCGTGATCGGCGTCCTCGAGCTGCGCGGGCGTGTAGATCGGGCGGGTGTCGACGATCCCGATGCTGGCACGCCACGCCATGTCGATTCGGAAGGGGTTGAAGACAGCCGCATTGGTCATCCCGATCGTGCGGTTGATCTTGGTCTGGCCCAGGAGCGGCTGAGCACGCCGGACGATCTGTAGCTCGCTCGCCGGCACGGTCGTCACGATCGACTGTCCACCGATGGGCGCGTCATCGTCGAGCCACCCGATGTTGCCTGTCGGGACGCTGAGGGCCTCGCCGGCGAAGTCGTACTGGACGCCGAAGAGAGCGTCAAAACGGCAGGTCACCTCCCACCACTCCGACTGCATGAGGCCCTTGTTGAGCGGGGCGCCCAGCTGGTTGTTGGCCGGTCCGGCGGGGTCGTCTGCGTAGATTGCCGGCGAGATGGGGACCTCGACGCCGAGGGTGGTGAACTTGGTGCGCAGCCCGCGCGTGTTGCGCCACGGCTTCGCGTTGGCCGCCACGCACATGATGCTCGGCAGGCTCTCAGCGGTGTCGAGGAACTCGGGCGAGTCGTGCAGCCTGGCCGACCCCTTCATGCCGCGTTTGAACACACCCAGCACCGAGCCGTGCACCCGGAAGGTGCGCGTGCCCGTGATTCCCCGCTCCTCGGTGTTGATCTCGGGGGAGCCTGCGCACTCGAAGTAGTTGACGCCCGCGATGAGCTCTGGGTAGGTGCTCAGCATCGTTCAGGGTCCGAAGGTGGGGTTGCCCAGCGGCGAGCCGGCGATCTGGCCCAGCAACTGCGTGTGGTTCTTGAGCTCGGCGAGCTGCTGCTCACCGATGTTGGAGCGGCCCGCAGCAGTCTGGACCATGTTGCGAGCGAATTCCGTCAGGCCTCCGAGCGTGGCTGCAAAGCCCCCGCCCTGAAGGGCCGAGAGCTGATTGAGGCCAAGGCTCTTGGATCCACCCGCCGCGGCGTCGTCATTGCGCAGTCCGAGAAGATTGAGCGGGTCGAGGATGAACGAGGCCGTGCGAGCGCCGGGCGACTTGCCCAACTTCTTGTTTGCCGCGTCGATCACCTTGGCGATGTAGGTGAACGTGCTCATCAGCATGTTGCAGACGCGGGTGAACGGCGCGATAAATAGTGTGTTGAGACCTGCGAGCAGGCGGTTGAGCCCGGCCAGGGCCAGTACGAATTCTGCCAGCAGCGGCACCAGCACCGGCGACAGAGCGGCCGCCAGGTTGCGCCACAGCGCCTTGAGCTCTCCGCCGAGCGTCGACCACACGTCGGCCAGCTGGGAGCCGGCGTCGCTGGTGGCCTTGTTGGCCGTCAGGCCCAGCGCCTCGGCGTTGATCTTCATGCTCTCGAGCGACTTGTTGCCCTGCGCGAGCAGCTTCAGGAAGCCATCGCCTCCGCCGCCGAACAGCGCGTCCGACAGCTTGGCGCGGTCGACCGCGTTGAAACGCTCCATCGCGCGTCCGATATCTGGCAGCACGTTCTCGATGGTGCGAAGCTTGCCGCGAGCGTCGGTGGCCGACACGCCCAGTATCCGCATCGCGGTGCCGGCGTGGCCGACGCCGTACGACAGGTCGAGGGCCTGATCGTTCCAGGCCTTCCGCATCGAGAGGAACTCGTTGAGGCTGCCGCCCGCCTTCTCCATCGCGTACGCCGTGGCGCTCAGCTCGCGGGTCGAGTAGCCCGCCACGTCGGCCGCGACCTTCATGTTCTTGAGCTCTTCGGCGGCCGCATGGATGGCCGGCAGCAGCTTGCCGAGCACCACCAAGAACGACGCACCGACCGCGACCGCGATCCCGATCGGGCCTGCCGCGGCTGCCGCGCCCGCTCCCAGCGCCCCGACCCCCTCGGCGGCCGCCATGCCCGACTGCGCCACCTCGCCCGCGACAGGCGCCAGCTTCTCGCCAGCGGCCAGCATCTCGTTCCAGGCCTGCGCGGCCGTCTTGGCCGGGCCCACGTTGGCGCCCGCCGCGGTGGCGCTCTGGCTCGACGCCTTGGCGGCGTCGAGGCTCTGCTTCTTGACAGCCGCCGCCACCTGGTCGAATTGCTTGCTGCGCTTCGCGAAGAACTCGACGAACGCTTCGCCGATCTTTATCGCCACGGCATGCTCCTGTTACGCTCCCAGAGGTCCTGGAAGGTCGCCGGCCTCGCGATCACCACGGTGTCGGCCTTCTGCCCGTTCTGCGCTTCCGGGTCCGACTCGATCAGGTCGTTCATCTCGCCGATCGTCAGGCCGGACACAACCTCGGGCGACCACTTCAAACGCCAAGCGAACCAGCGCTTGAGGGCCCGCCAGTCGATGGATGTGCCGCGGCCTCTGGAGGGTTTGGTCGGCCCAGCTCCGCTGCCGTAACGCCGTTGGCCAGCAGGATCTTGCGGTTCAGCTCGTCCTGGTCGGCCAGCGGGAGCAGCTCCACCAGCTCGTCGACCGACACGGCCCTCTGCTGCTCCGCCGAGAGCGACAGGTGCACCAGCTTGGCGATCCCCAGCGGCGTGACGGCCATCGCGGTGTAGGTCTTGCCGCCGAAGTCGCAGTCGTTGACCGCGATGTCGACGCCCCGCTCGATCGCCACCTTGCGGCCGTCCTCGGGCAGGCTGGCCGCTACCTGCCTGCACCGCATCGCCACCACGTCCCGGCACCACGCCGAGAAGTTGGCGTGCACGCGGGCGTCGATGCGGCCGATCACGAGCGTGACGTCGTGGTCGCGGCCGCCCGCGCGGCCCGTGATCCGGACGCTGTGCTGGTTTGCGAACTCTTCCGCCATCGCCATGGTGAACTCCTGCGGGCCTCGCGGCCGCGTGCCGATCAGGCCAGCGCGGTCCAGGTGCCGTTGACCACGCAGGTGGCCTCCCAGTCGACCGTCTCGCCCGTTCCGATTTTGACGCCCACGCGCATCGACTTCACGGTCGCGGACGCCACGACGTACTTGACCGTCCCGTCGAGCGTGAGGTTGATCGTCGAGATCGCCGTGCCGGACGCCAGCGTGGTGGGCTGGGGGGCCGCGGTGTCGACGAATCCGCGCAGCGTGAACTGGGCGCTCGACCTCCCGATCACGTGGGCCTTCTTGCTGGCCGCCGTGCCGGAGTCGGTCGCGTCCGGCAGGTCCGTCTCTTCGTTCCACTCCCAATCAGCGATCTTGACGGGTGAGGCCGCGACGGTGCACGTTCCGGACTTGCCACTGATGTTCGCCACGGGTCAGCTCCTGATGGTCTGCTACTGGTTGCGCTGGTCCTGAGACTGAACGCTACCGACAAGTTGACCAGCCCCCGTCAGGGCTGCGAACCGACGAACTGCACCTGCCAGGTCGCGGCAGCGGAGGGCGTGACCTTCACGGTCTTATGGGTGCTGTCGACCGTCTTGCCGGCCGGCCATTCGAGCGCCAGCACGCCGCCAGCGGGGATCACCACCACGTCGCCGGCGGTACCGAACGGGCTCAGCGGGTTGGACGCGCCGTCCCCGACCGTCAGGCTCGCGGTCGCGTGCGTGTTGCGGATCACCATGACGTTCAGCTTCGTGAAGGAGATCGCTCGGCCCACCTGGTCGGCCAGCGTGCCGGCGTTGAGGTCGTACGTGATGGCCGACGCGTCGCTCTCGGTCTTGCTGTACGCGTGGGTGGCCTGGTTGGTGCCGGTGCCCGATGAGTAGTCGCTGCTGTGCTGCTGGATGGACGTCGCCTGCGTGTTCTGCGTGCCCTCCGTCGAGGGAGCCAGGTAGGTGTGGGATGATCGGATCTCGAGTCGTCCAGAAAACGCCATGGTGGTCTCCTTGGTGAGGCTGTGGTGGTTGGTTCAGATTCGCCGCGGGAACTCGACGTCGAGGCGCCAGACCGACACGGCGTCGAACTGGTCGACTTCGTCGCCCTGGTCCGAGCAGCTCCGGCCGCCCTGCTGCTCGCAGCCGGTAAGCACCCCGCCGCGGATCGGCATGCCGTTCGGCTTCAGCTCGCGCATGTTGTTCACCACGGCGTCCATCATGGCGATCGCGTCCTCCGGGGTGGACGCGACGCAGTGGATCTCCATGATGTCGTGGTCGATGTTCTCCCCGCTGGTGCGCTCCGACGTGGAGTCGAGCGGCATGATGACGATGCGCGGGAGCATCGAGCCGCCGCGCAGCAGGCCGATGCTCGTCTCGTTGATCTTCAGGAGGGCCGCCAGGTGGGCCCGCAGGGACACGATGGTCTGCAGCACGGCTTTACCTCCGGTTGGTGTTGATCTCGCTCGCCCCGCCGTCAAGCCGCACCTGGCTGAGGATCCTCCGCAGGGCCGGCATCTCCTCCTGGGTGGTCTTGTTCATCCACGGCCGCGGCGCCACGCGGGTACCGCCCCGCTTGGACTTGCTGCCCCGCCGGCGGATCACGAACCCGGTCTCGAGGAAATACATGTACAGGGCGTTTACGAACAGGCCGGCCCGGGCGAGCGGGCGTGACGTGTCGGCCATCCGGCTCACGATGTTGCTCTGACCGAATCCGGTGATCTTCCGCGGCGGCTCGCCCGGGTTGGAGTGGCGGAACTCGTCGTACAGCACGCCCGCGGCCCGCAGGGCGAGCTTGTGAGCCCGGAAGCTGTCGCCCTGGAGCTTGAGCTCCTTGTCGTACGCCTTGCGGAGCGGGCCGCGGAGCTGCCCCTTGGTGCGCCGCACGGCTCGTGCCTTCTTGGACGCGCCCCCCGCCGACACCGACACCTTCTGCTTCGCGGCTCGGACCCAGTGGGCCGCCATGGAGGCGACGCACTTCCGCTCCGCCTTCTGGAGGTTGGCCTTCAGCTTGGCGTCGTTCCAGTTCACTTCACCGGCCATCACGCACCCCCGGTGGGTGGCTGCGACGTCAGATCCAGCACCGCGAAGCCCGCCAGGGCGTCGAGCCCGTGCACGGCCGTGACGTTGTACACGTCGCCGTTGGGAGTCTGGATCGACACGCCCTGCGGGAGCGGCAGCATGACCTGCTGACCGTCGGCGAACAGAGCGGCCCGCCAGCGTGGCCGGAGGTCCTCGCCCAGGTAGTCTGCGTCCGTCTGCTCGATGGCCCACACGCGGGCCCGCACGTTGGTGTAGAGCACCACGTCGCGCGCCCCGGGGCCGCCGGCCTCACCCACGCCACCTCGTCCCAAGATGGTGACCGTCTGGTCCAGCACCTGCTGGAGCGAGACGGTCTTGATCCGCACGCCCGCCGTCATCTTCGAGTCCATCATGGACACGAAGGCGTAGCGGTCGCCACGCTCGTCGACCAGCCAATCGCCTGGCCGCTGAGTATCGGTGAGCGGCAGATCGCTCGATGCAATCCGGAACGTCACGAAGTCCGCCACCGCGAACCCGAGGGAGTCGACCGCCTCCTTGAGGTCGTGGCTGACAGACCGCTTGGCGTGTCGGCAGACGGCCACCAGTCGCGGCGTCGGATCCTGACGGCTGTAGACCGTCACGGTCTCGAGGTCGTCGCAGACGTTCTTGAAGTCGTCCTTGATGGCGTCGCGGAAGGTCGTCATGTCACACGATCGCGATCGTCTCCTCGCAGCCCGGCCCCTGCTCGGACGCGTCGATCTCCTTGAGCTTCTCGGTCGCCCAGTCGATCGACTTCTGCAGGCTCTCGCGGTACTTGTCCCAGCTCACGCGCTGGCCGTCGATCGAGTACTCGGGCTTGACGTTCGCGGGGTCCATCGCGGCCGCCAGGGCCGTGATGGCGTTGTCGCGGATCGCCTCGATCGACGCTCTGTCGGGGTAGACCGCCATGGTGGTTGCTCAGCGGGCCGGGCCCGGGTGCGGATCACTCGGCCTTGGGGGAGTCAACGGCCCGTCCGTCGACGATCTCTTTGTGGTGCTCGGAGGCCAGCTTGCCCGCCTCGGGGTCGTCGGTGACCTCCTCGCAGGTCATCTTGCGCGAGGTGCTGCGAACGCCGAAGTGGCGGAGGTACTGGTTCTGGGCGTCCTGGGGGTCGGTGGCCTCGAAGATGCCGCGGTACCCGCCCTCGATCGCGACCTCGAACCGCTTGGCCTTGCCCTTGGCGGCGGCCGTGCCGGCGGGAGGCTGGCTGGACGTCGGTGCGGTCGGCGCGGTCTCGCTGCTCTGCTTGGCCATCTGGGGACTCCTTGTGGTGCCCTTGGCGGCGGCCGTGCCGGCGCGACGGGCGGGGTGAAGCCGCCTGGCCGTCTCTCGACGGCCGGGCGGTGAGGGTGTTGGGGTATCAGGTCACGCGGCGGCGCTGGACCGCGCGGGGCTGCTGGATGAACGGCGTGCCACGCTCGGACGCCTTGAGGCGCAGCACGACGTCGCGGTTGAACGCCTGCTCGGAGCTGTCGATCTGCTGCTCCATGCGGAGCGGCCAGTTCTCCTTGTAGCCGAACGCCGCCTTGAAGTCGCCCGCCAGCCAGTACTGGTTGGCGTTGGCCGAGCTGACGCCGCTGAGCACCAGCCGCTGCTTCGCGAGGGCCGACACCAGCACGTTCATGGTCGGCGCCGGGCTGGCACCGATCGTGGTGTTGTTGGTGTTGCTGACCGTCCGGACCTCCGTCGCGGTGTTGATCCGCTTGGCGGTCCACTGCTTGTAGGGCATGACCAGCAGGTCCTTGAGGATGTAGGGGACCGGCTCGCTGCTGTCGGTCTGGAACGGGTTGGTGATGTCGGCCAGCGCGACCGACACCTCCTCGAGCGAGGAGTAGTCGAGCAGCTCCTTGCTGGCGGCGTCGTTGACCCAACCGCCGCTGGTCAGGTAGGTGTTGTACGCCGTGCCCTTCCAGCTGAACGGGTTCGTGACGCCCATCACCATGTCGAGGACGGCGTTCTCCTTCTTGAGCCGCACGCGCTCACCGATCCGGCCGGCCTGCTGGATCAGCATGCCGGTGCGGTCGGCGAAGATGGCCTCGCGCGTGATGGGCAGGATGTTGCCGCGCTTGACGCCCGCGCCGGTGTTGATCCAGTCCTCGCCCATGCCGACTTCGGGGTAGTCCATCCCCTCGCCGACCTCGTCGGACTCACCGAGCGGCTCCGTCACGCCGCCGATCTTCTCGTCGCCCAGGATGCCCGAGGGCATCGTGGTGACCAGCTGGTCGGCGATCATGCCGGGCGCGTTGTAGCCCGCCAGCGTGGCGTTGTAGAACAGCTGGCCGCTGATGTTGGCGAACGCGGACGACCCGACGCCCGCCGAGTCGGCCTCGAGCAGCACGACGCCGCCGCCCGCAGCGCCGGGGTTGAGGCGGTGGACCCAGTCCTCGCCCATCGTGGCCTCGGCGAGCTGCTTGATGCTGAAGTCCGCGACCGTGACCTCGCCGGACTCGATGAGCTGCTGGATGATGTCGCACGTCTCGGGCACGCCCTTGGACTCGACAAGGCCCTTGAGGAAGACGCCCTTCTTGGAAAGCATGGTTTGTCTCGCAGTCTGGGGCCCGGTGGGCCCCGGTGGTTGGTTGGTGGTGGGGTTGACGTTGCGTTACGGGTGTGGCGGACCGCTCAGGTCTGGGCGCCGACGACCAGCGTGGCCTTGTGGCGGATGCGGGCCTTGGTGGCGGCCGACACGTTCGCCTTCGTGACGCGGCCGATCGCGCCGGCCACGACCGCCACCGCGACCTTCTGGTTCTCCAGCGCGTTGCCAGACGCCTTGGCGGGACCGACCAGCGCGCCCTGGGCGAGCGTGCCGGACGCGAACGTCATGTCGAACACGCCGTCGGTCGCGATGCGGATCGCGGCCGTGGAGCCCACCGGCTTGTCGTCGAGTGCGATGCCCAGGTAAAGCAGCTTGAAGCTGGTCTGGGTGGTGAGCAGGTTGGTGTCCCAGGTGTACGCGGAGGCGGGACGCGGCGCGTTGGAGTTGCCGGAGTCCTGCCAGAGCATGTCCCCCTTGGTGATCAGGTCGGCCGACACGGTCGCGACCGACAAGACGGGATTGAAATTACCGATCTTCGGGCCGTTCATGCGTTTCTCACTTGTGCAGGTGTTGCGGGTCGAGTCTCGCCGGACGGGCCGACTACGGGTGATTCGGAAAGCCCGGGGGCCAGCGGCCCCCGGGCGGGTTTGCGTGCTGAGCTCAGCGGCCCTTGAAGCCGGCCGCGAGCGCCTTGAGGTCGGTCGGGATGCTGGTCGTCTCGTGCTGCGAGACGGCGTTCTGGTCGGCCGCGCGGGGGCGGTTGACCGCGCCCGCCAGGGCCTTGCGGTCCTCGATGAGCAGCTTGGCGGTCGCGTCGTCGGCCGCCTCTTCGACCTGCTTCTTGAACAGCGGGGTGATGAGCTGCGGGGGCAGCTTCGCCTCGGTGAGGAGCTTCTCGTTGGCGGCCTTGCGGGTGGCGAGCGCCGTGGCGGCCGCCTGCTCGTCGAGCTTCTTCTGGAGCGTCGCGTTGGCCTCGGTCAGCTCCTTGATCTTCGTGGCCGTCTCGCCCTTGGCGTTGATGGCGGCCAGGATGTCGGGGCGGGCCTCGACCAGCTCGAGCGTGATGTCTTCCTTGGTGATCGTCATGGTCTTTCTCGGGGGTGGGGTGTGGATGGGGGTCTCGCTGCCCTCGAGCAGCTCCGTGATGCGCCGCACTTTGGCGACTGTGTCGAGCGCGCTGTCGGCGAGCACGGCCTGGACCGACTCGCTCAACCCGCCCTCGGATTCGAACAGGCTCCGGGTGGTGGCCGGGTCGGCCACGATGTCGACGCAGCGGACCGCCTTGATCTCCTCGACGATCTCGACGCCGCCCTGCATGCGGCAGGACCCGCGGGTGTGGTGGCTGAACCCCAGCGCCTCGGGCATGTTCTCGGCGAACCACGCGACCTGCCCGGCAAGGGGGTGCTTGACGTTGTACCGCAGGTCGCCGCGGAGCCCGTCGGACTCCACGAACTTGATCTGCTCCAGCTTGCCGAACCGATCGGCCACGCGGCGCTCGGTCCCCTTGCGGTCGTGGTCGATGTTGACCTGGATGCCCTCGTAGAGCGGGGCGGCCTTGCGGAGGCCGGCCGGTGCGTACTCGCGCTTGCCGTCGTTGTTGGCTGACTTGAATCCGACGACCTTCACGTTGCGGATCAGGCCCGCCGCGGCGTCCACCTGGCTCTTGTCCATCCGGACGGACTCGATGATGTCGGATTCGTTTGCTGCCATGGGGGCGAACTCCCAGAAGCTCTCGGCGAGCTGCTTTGCTTGATCAACACTACCGACGAGTTGAACCACGATGCTCTGCACCGCGTCGACGCCCGACACGCGCAGCGGCCCGTGCACCAGGCTGACCCGCGGGTCGCCCGTGGGGGACTTGTGCAGGCTCGCGAACCGATCGGCCGCCCGCCGGCGGAACCGGAACTCGCGACCCGATGGGCCGGGGGCCGTCACGCTGCCTCCATGCGGCGCGACGCCCGCCGTGCCTCTCGCGCGGCCGTCTGCTTCTCCTCGAGCGTGCCCCGAATCCGTTCGGTCTCGATGGATGGGCTGGCGGCCGTGACCTGCTCCCACGTGGGGTCCTGGACGCCGAACTTCGTCTGGGCCCGCGCGTACGCGTCGGTGCCAACCACCGCGACGCGCCGGTGCCGGGGCTGCTGGTCGAACCAGCCCGCGAACGCCTCGACCTTGGAGGCCTCGGGCGGGAGCGTGCCGGGACGGCCGAAGATCTTGACGTCGTGGTCGAAGATCGGGATCCACTCGCATCGGCAGTTGGGTCCGTCGGGTAGCGCGATCCGGTACCCGGGCTTCTTGACCACCCGGCCGTGCCTGGCCGCGTGCTCGGGACGCGTCACGGCGTCGAGCGTGGCCGTGTAGGTGTGGCCGATCACGATGTCGCCAGCCTCGTCCATCGACCGCTCGTGCATCTCGTTGGCGACCCGGAGCGACTCCGTGCGGGCGATGCGGCGCGCCGCCGTGGAGCTCTCGTGCACCAGCGGCCGCACGGCGCGCGTGACGTCGTCGATGTTGCCGCCGGCGGCGTACGCCTCCGCGACGGCGTTGGCGATACCCCGCTGCGACACCCGCCTGCTCGTCATGCCCGAGAGCCGCTCGCGCCACGTCAGGCCGTTCACCGGCGCGTTGATGATCTCCAGCACCTCCCGCATGCTCGGCGGAGTCAGGATGTCGAGCAGCGCGAAGGCGGCCGACGCGCGGTCGCGGGCCTTCGACTCCGCGAGGGACCGGCGTGGCGACAACGCGATGGCGGCCATCAGGCGCGGCTCCTCAACGGCCGCGTCGGCCCACAGCTCGACGGCCGACCGCCACCAGTCGTGGGCCCCCAGGGCGAGCGCGTCGCCGATGATGTTCTGCACGGCGGCCGCGAAGGCCTGCAGGCGCCGCGTGATCGTCCCGCCCGACGTGTGGCCGCGGCGGTAGTCGTCCATGATGAGCCCGAAGCAGACGTCCTGCTCGGCCACGATGGCCAGCTCGGTGCGGCGGGCGTCACGCAGGACGGCCTGCTGGCGCTTGAGCGCAGCACGCCGGTACGCCTCCTGTGCTTTGGTCATTCCGTCAGGCAACGGGTGGGTCCTGCTTGGGGTCCTGCGGGTCAACAGGCGGCAGGTCGGTGGCCGACTGGTCCTCTTCCTCGAGGATGTTCTGGCGCTCGCGGTCGTAGTCGAGGCCGTCGCGAGCTGCCCACGTGCGGCGGGACAGCACGCCGGCGTCGTGCTTGGTCTTGTTGGCGTCCGACTCCACCTTGGGGTCGCGGTGCGAGATGTCGGCCGGCACGGCCTCGAGGCGGAACTCGTCGAGCGTGTTGGCCGGGAGCCGCCCGTTCTCGACTGCGGCGATCACGACGTCGTCGGCCGCGTCGGCGAAGAACCGGCCGTAGAGGCGCTGGGCGCGCCGGAACATGCGGGCGCTGGGCCCGTCGGCGGCCAGCATGGAGGCGTAGTTGTTGTTGCTGGCGTCGCTGGTGAACATGTGCTCGGGCATGACCAGCCGGGCGGCCGCGGCCCGCAGGTCGCCCTGCTTGGCGATGTCGAGCTTGTCCATCCCGACGCCCACCGACGGGAAGTCCCACTTGATCTTCGAGCTCGTGTCGATCACGCGGCCGGCGTTGAGCTTCTCGACCCGGCGGGTCGAGCCCGTCGCGGGGTCGGTCAGCTCGAAGTTGGCGCGGTTGTCGGCGAACGTCCGGACCGAGTTGGCGTCCCCGACCTCGTGGGTCCGGATCGCGCAGATGCTCGCCTGGTACTGGGCCTGCGCGCTGATGCCCTTCTGGAGCTTGGCGGCCCGGTGGAGGTTCTGCCGGATGGGCCAGAGGGTCGACTTGCCGCGGCGGACGTTGCTGTCGACGTTGCACTTGAGGTGGTAGACCTCGTCGGCCGGCACGGCCTCGCCGTCGACCCAGTAGGTGATCACCTTCGTGACGTCGAGCGGGTCGGTCTCGATCCCGAAGGGCGCCTTGACGTTGAGCGACGGCTGCCGCACCTGGCCGGGCTCGATGAAGCGGTACTCCACGGCCCCCTCGAAGCCGCGGAAGACCCGCAGGAACACCTCGCCGTCGCGGTCGCCCCGCCGCACGCTCTCGACCTCTTTGCCGTAGAAGTCGAGGCGGTCCAGCTCGTCCTTGAGGAGCTTGTTGAGCTTGTTGAGCTTCTTCTTGACCTGGGGCTGCTGGGTGTCGACGTCGGGGTCGCGGGGCACGAACTGCAGCGTCATGCCGTCGCCGACGATGAAGTTGATCCGGTTCTCGATCGCGTTGATGGCGTACGGGTTCTCGTCGAACAGGTAGCGGCAGAGCTGCCGCATCAGGGCGTGGCCCTGCTCGGTGCCCAGGAGCGTGAGGTCCTCGCCGTAGGGGGTCAGCGCGCCGCCGATCGGCGCCCAGCGTTCACTGCCCGTCTGGTCGAACACGTCGTCGAGCAGGCCGGCGAACGGGTACACGCCCCCGATGGTGCTCTCGGTGAGCTCGCGGTCGAGCCGTCCTGCGGGGCCGACTGGCCGCCATCCCGGTCCGGGGTACTTCGCAAAGGGGTTCTGGCCGATCATGGTGTCTCGTCGTCCTCGCTGGTGATGGGTGAGACCGAGATGCGGAACCGGCCGCGGCGGCACCGGGTGATCAGGCAGCCCGGCGCGGCCGTCAGGGGCTCGCCCGCCGTGCCGGGCCCGTCCAGGACCAGCACCTGCATGCCGACCTCCAGGACACGCGCGTCGGACCCGACGAACTCACGGACCGCAGGCGCGTCGCCGGTGTAGAGCAGGCAGTCGACCGTCACGTCGGCCGTGAAGGGCGGGACGCGCAGGCGCCGGGTGGGCGAGTTGTGCCGCCGCGTTCCCATCTGGAGAACGCTACCGACGAGTTGCGGCTCACCCGCCCTGCCGCGCCAGCAGCACGCCGGCCGCCAGCCCGGCGCCGAACGAACCGCCCGACGCCTTGGGGCGGATGGGGTTGACCGTGCCGCCGTCCATCATGCGGCGCAGCGCCTCGACGGGGTCCCAGCCGCCGCAGACCGGCCCGACGCGCGAGCGGATCAGCGACTTCATGTAGGAGCTGAAGGGCGCCACGTTGGCGGAGAACACCCCCGTGGTGTCGATGGTGGCGAACTCCGCCGCGGTGTCGCGGGCCGCCGCGTCGCTGAAGTGCGTGAAGCCGCCGTAGTAGTTGCCCGACACGATGCAGCGGGTCGAGAAGTTCGCGAGCGCGTTGTCGTTGACGAAGAGCTGGCGCTTGAGCCCCGACAGCGTCTTGGCGTGGTAGTTGAGCAGGATGTTGTTGGTGAACGCGAAGCCCGAGTTGCCCGAGGCGTTGACGTAGTTGGCCCAGAAGTTCACCCCGCCGCGTACCTGCCGGCTCATGTCGACGATGAGGCAGTTCTTGAACCGGAACATGCAGGCGCCCTGCCCGGTGTCGCCCAGGTCCATCAGGACCGCGTAGTCGCTGCCCCCGTTGGCGTTGGGGTCGCTGTTGTTGAACACCACGACCGAGTTGCTCACCAGGCAGGTGCGGGGCATGACGGCCGGCACGGAGCCGTTCCAGTTGTTGCCGGGGTTGAACCGCAGGACCGTCTGGAGCGAGTCGGTCGCGTTCGGGATCGCGCCGCCCCCGCAGAAGTTCAGGGCCGACCGCGTGATCGAGAAGCTGCCCAGCACGTCCTTGAGGGTCGGGGTCGCGCCCGCGTCGCCCACGCCGTAGTCCGTGCGGGCTCCCGACTGGGTCGTCATCACGACGCGGCTGCAGGGGCCGATCGAGTCGTCCTCGAACCGCATCGCGTAGGCCGACGCGACGTCCTCGTTGCCGGCCGTAATGGCCGCGGTGTTGCAGATCGTCACGCCGCCGTTCTGGATGTGGGCGTTGACGGTCGACCGCGGCCGGAAGGTGCACCTCCGCACCACGCCGTCTGTGAACGGCTTGACCGCCCCGTTGCTGCCACCGCTGAAGAACCCCGACGCGAGGGCGGAGTCTGAGCACGCCTGGCCCCGCGGGTTCAGGATTGGCCCGAACGTGTAGTCGTTGTCCTCGAACACCATCCCGGTCACGCTGTTGCCGCCCAGGCTGATGCAGTTCGGGGCGCTGTTGACCGCCGCGGAGGCGCGGCCGGTCGTGCACCGGCGCACGATTATCTTCGAGGTGACCTTCGCGCCGGCCGTCGCGCCGCCCGTGATGCCCGGCCCGTTGTGGTGGCCACCGTTGGCGAAGTTGCAGTCCTCGATGATGAGGGGGTTGAGGTTCCCGTTGGGGTCCTCGAAGCTCAGCAGGTAGAGCCCGTTGTCGGACCGGCCGGCGTTCGTGAACCGGCCTCCGCTGATCTTCATCGGGGACGCGTCTGGTGCGGCGTTCTGGAAGCACAGCAGCGCGTTGCCCGCGACCCCGTTGGTCGCGTCGGCCGCGGGGCACATCGTGACCGCCAGGTGGCCCAGGTCGTTGGCGTCGATCGCCTGCGGGGAGCTGTTGGTCAGCACCACCGCGCCCGCCAGGTTGACCACCCGGAACGACAGCACCTTCGTGCCCGGGTCGATGTAGTACGTGTTGTCGTACGTCGTCGCTCCTGCCGTCACGGCCGCGTCGACGGCCGTCTTGTACGCCGCCGTGTTGGCCGGTGCCGTGATGCGCGACAGGGCGCAGCGGCTGGACCCATCCTCAGCGGACGCGCCGTCGCAGATCACGTGCACGCCCGTGATGCCCGTTCCGCCCGACACCGGGACCAGCAGGGCCGAGATGCCCGTGAGGGCCGAGGTGTTGACGAAGTTGTTGCCCGCGTCGTTGGTGAGCGTCGGCTGGATGTAGACCCACCCGTCGCAGTACCAGTCCTTGATGGCGCCGGAGCCCGGCACGGTCCCGTCCGCCTCGGTCCACTGGCGGATCTCGGCCGGCGTGCCGCACTCGTCGCAGTTGCAGATCGCGTAGCCGTTGTTGGGCGTGGTGGCCTGCCCGGCCACGCGGTCGTTGACGATGATGGTCGCGCCCTCCAGCGGCCGCACGCCCGTGTCGCCGAAGACCGCCTTGGCGTACTTGAAGAGCGTCGCGAAGTCGCGGAACGCCCCGGCGGCCGTCTCGGCGACCGCCAGCTTGATCGTGTTGGTCGCGCCCGCGGGCGCGTTGGAGCCGGTCTGGCCGGCGATGTAGTACGTGGCCATTGGTCAGACTCCCAGGAGGGTGCGGTTGATCGCGTCGTTGGCGGGGTTGAGCCCGTAGGTGATCTCGCCGGCCGAATCGGAGCCGCCGTAGCGGGCCGGGATCCAGACCCGCGCGTGGTGGCGGATGATCGCGAAGCGGCGCACCGCCTCGTACTCGGGCAGGAACTGGTTCACGCGCGAGCCGGCCGCCCACTGCTCGCTCATCAGCACCATGACGGGCATGGCCTTCAGGTAGGCGCCCACCAGCTTGAGGTTCTGCTCGAGGACTCCGAGCCAGGCGGAGAACGGCACGTCGAAATGCGGGTGGGCGTCGATGACCAGCACGTCGACGTCGGCGCACACGCCCGCCGCGCAGTACCGCTTCACGGCGTCCTCGTGGGCCTTGAGGTCCTGGCCGGCCTGCAGGAGCGGCCACGTGTAGTCGCACACCGGCAGCTGGGGCCGCTTGGGCCCGGGCCAGGTGGCGGCCCGTGCGGCCTCGTACTCCTTGCGGGTGGCCTTGATGTACTGCCGCTTGGCCTCCAGCTGGGCCGCGAGGTCCTTGGGGTCGGTGTTCCACCGCGCGTCGAAGCGGTTCACGATCGACCGCGTGATCTTGCCGTGGGGGTCGCGGAACTGGCGGCTCGTCTCGCTCTCCATCTCGCACACCAGCAGGTGGGCGTCCTTCCGCTGGGTGGCGGGCGCGTACTCGGGCTTGAGGTTCATGCACCGCGCGATCCACTGGTAGCCGTCAAGCGCCCCCTTGCCGTAGACCGGCTCGCGGTTGTCGGGCTTGTTGTAGTCGGTCCAGTCGGCCGGGCGGCGGTCCGACAGCCAGCTCGTCGTGGTGGTGGTGGGGGTGGTGGCCATCGTCAGACTCCTCGGCGCGTGACGCGCCCCACGTAACCGATCACCTTGCCCTTGGGGTCCCGCATGGCGTTCGCCTCGGCGTGGACGTCGAGCCGCTCGCCCCTGGGCGTGATGAACGCGTAGTCCATCACGAACTCGCGGCCGTCACGCATGCACGCGTCCCACTCTTCCTGCACCTCTTCGCGGCAGTCGGGGTGTATGGTCGAGAGCCAGCCGCGGCCGAGGTTGTCGGCGGGCGTCCAGCCGGTCAGCATCGCGAGCTCGCGGGAGTAGAACGTGCAGTTGCCCGCGTCGTCTGACTTCCAGAACGGGATGTGGAGCTGTGCCAGGATGGCGTGCGAGAACGCCTCGTTGGCCGCCACGCGGTACTGGGTCGCGACCACGATGTCGCGCATCGAGCCGCCGCCGTTGGGCGTCACCTCGCGGATCACGATCGCCATCTGGGCCGGAAGCTTGAACCAGGAGGACACGTAGCTGCAGGTCGCGGTCAACACCGTGCGTCCTTTCCACAAGCCCCCGATGATCGTGCCCGCGATCGTGCCGGCACCGATCACGATCGCGAGCGCCGTCTCGACTTCACTCAGCTGCATCCCACGCTCTCCCTCAGGGCATCAGGACGTTGCCGTAGATCGTCACGCCGCCCAGCTCGCCCTTGGCCTCGACCATGACGATGCAGGCGCCGCGGCCGTTGGCCACGATCTCCTGCTGGGTGTTGGCCGCGATGTTGTAGACCCGCGACTCGTTGTTCTTGAACGTGACACGCACGTACGCGTCGTCGGCGCCGGTCCGGACCGCGTAGGCCAGCACGCCGCCGCCGTCGGAGCCGCCGTTGTCGGTGGAGTTGAAGAGCGTCTGGTACGACGTCGTGCCCGTGAAGCTGAATCCGCCGTCCCCGTTGCCGATTGCCGCCATGGTGGGCTCCTTAAGAAACCGGCCCGGGTGGCTCTCGCCTTGGGGCCGATGATGCGCTCTTGGCTATCCAGTCCTGCCGCGCGTCCGGTGATGGAGGGTGTTCTCGCCCGCTGGAAATACCGTCTTCAGGCCTTCTGGGTCGGCTCGACCCGGATGTCGCAGTACTTGTGGTTGACCGTGCCGTCGCGCGTGCTGGCGTGGCCAGACGCCACCAGGCGGAGCGTGCGGCCCGTGTCGGTCGGGGCGTTGAAGTCCACCAGCGACTCCAGCAGGGGCCGCACCTCTTCGAACTCGGCCGCGCCCGGGTGGTTGGTGGTCCGCATACGCTCGGCCATCTCGGCCAGTCCGTCCTTGACGAACTCCGCGGTCCCGTTCAGATCGACTGTCCAGCTCATCGTGCTTGCTCCTGGTGTGGGCCCTGCCGGCGACCGCTCGTTACGTCACGCCCGCGCCCGCGGCCGACTGCTCGATCACGACCTCGTCGGCCTTGGTGGCCTGCGCGGCGATGTACCTCTTGGTGATGACCCGCACGGCGTCCGCGACGGTCTTGACGTCCTGGGGGAGCTGCTCGTCGCCACCCTTGGCGAGCTGCAGGCCGTGCGTGACGGCGTCGAGCGCGCTGCCGGTGGCGTCGAGGTTCTTGCGGGTGTCGTACAGCTCGCCCGCGGCGGCCGTCAGGTCGCTGGCCTGCGTGGCGATCTTCTGCTTGTCGCCACGGCGCAGCAGCGACATGATCAGTGCGGTCGCGCCAGACGCCACCGCGCCGCCGCCCAGCAGGGGGGCCACGATCCCGACCGCCTGCTGGCCGTAGACCAGCGTGTCGGCCTGCTGCTGCTTGGCGGCCTCGTACGACGTGTCGCCGAGCTTGAGGGCCGCCAGCCGAGTCCCGTCGATCGCCTTCTGGCTCGTCGCCGCGGTGGCGAGCAGGCCCGCGATGCGGTTCTGGGCCTCCAGGTTAGCCGCCTCGGCTCGGTACTGCGCGCCCCCGACGATCTCGGCCGCGGTCGCGCCCGCGGATGCGAGCGCGGCGTCGAGCTCGGCGTCTGCCTCCCGGACGGCGTTGTCGTGGCGGCGCTTCAGGTCCGCCACCTTGGCGGCGAGTTCGCGGTTCGCCTTGGAGACCACCTCGGACTCCTGACGGGCCGTCTTGGCGGCCGCGTCGGCCTCCGCCTTGGCGTCGCGGGCCGCCTGGGCCGCCACCGCGTCGGCCTTCTCGCGCTTGATCGCGTCGTACCGCAGCCGCAGGGCCGGGTAGCGGTCGCTCGTGACCGTCGTGGTCGCGAGGCCCAGCTCGTGCTGCATGTCGGGGTCCAGCTCGACGGTGTACCACTGGTCGCAGCCCGGCATGGACAGCACGGCGAGCAGCAGCAGGGTGGCAAACGCGACGATCGTGAGGACGCTTCGCTTCATCTGACGCTCCGAGTGGTGGCCATCAGTCGACGTCAAACGCTACCGACGAGTTGGATCCGCCCACGTGCGCGTTGGTGTTGAACGTGTCGATCGCGGCCCGCAGGGCCATCTCGAGCGCGTCGGGCCCGTCGTCGTGGCTCCCGATCGGGAACTCGCGGAGCTGGTCGACCAGCAGCCGCGTGCCGGCGTCGTCATAGAAGTTGAACTTCCCGTGGCTCAGGTAGGGCGTGAGGCGCCGGATGCGCACGACCTTCTTGACCGTGTTGTCGATCGGGTGAAAGTCCGCCACCTGGCCCTGGCGCTCGGCCTCCTGCCCCATGTCCTCGGCGAGCAGCTCCTGGAAGCTGTTGCCCTCGCAGACCGCCGCGTCGGGCCGGAACTCGATGTGGGCCCGGACCGCGTCCTCGACGATCTTGCGGGTGTCGCGGCGCTTCAGGTCGGCCCGCACCCACATCTGGCCAGCCCGGTCGCGGCCCAGGTGCACGATCGCCGAGTAGTCGCCCCGCTTGGCGTCCTTGCCCTTCGAGGGGTCGACCGCGATGGTCTTGACCTGCAGGTCCTTCGGCCAGCGGGTGAACCACACCAGCGACTCGAAGTAGCTGTCGCCCCACTCGCAGAGCGCCGGGTTGATCGGGTTGCACTGCTTCTCGGCCTCGAAGCTCGAGCGGTTCTCGGCCCGCATCTTCATCAGGGCCGGCAGGTCCTCGCCGTCGCGGTCACGCCAGAACACCTTGGCGCCACGCTCCATCTCGGCCTTGTGGCCCCGGTAGAACGCGTCGGCCGCCTCGACGGCCCCCTGCCGCGGATCGAGGTAGACCGCCTCCCACTGGGCCCACAGGTCCATACGTTCCGGCATGGCGGCGATCGACCGCCACGTGCGGGCCTTCCAGGAGGGGCGGCGCTGCAGCGTCATGGCCAGACTGTCGCGGTGCAGCGCGTTGGCGACCACCACGAAGTTGGTCGTGCCGTCGCCGATCTTCATGATCGTGCTGTCCCACCAGCGGGCCGACGTCTCGCGCATCGGGCCCGAGCTCGCGTGGTCGTCGCCCTCGAGGTCGTCGCCGATCACCAGCGTGGGGCGCGCCTGCTTCTTGCGGCGGCCACGGAGCCGCTTGCCCGAGCCGGCCGACTCGATCACGACCCCGTTGGCCGTCACGACCTTGTTGACGCGCCACGTGGGGCCGCGGCCGCACGCCTCCGGGTAGTCATCCGCCAGACGCGGGTTGTCCTCCAGCTCGCTCTTGACCGCCTCGAGGAGCTGGTTGGCCTGGTCGGCCGTCTCGGAGAGCAGCAGGATGAACGGCTCGGCGCCGTGGACCGCGCAGGCCAGCACGTAGATGAGCGAGACGCAGACGGACTTTGCGGTACCGCGTGAGCCAACCACCGCCTCCCGCATGCCGCGTGTCTGGGTGCCGCCCGCCAGCGCGCGGAGCAGCTCGACGTGCTCGTCCGGGCTGGCGCTCGTGAAGAACGCCGGCAGGTACTTGCGGCCCCACGCGACCAGGTCGAGGGCCGCGACCTTCGCGCGTGCCTCGCCGAGCGAGGTGGACGTCTTGGGCCGGTCCGCCTTGGTCTTGACCGACAGGGCCTCGAGGCGCTTGAAGATGGCCGAGCGGCTGAGGCGCCTCATCGGTTCGCCTCCCGCGCAGCGTAAATGTACCGATGTACGGTACATCGATACATTTTGACTGCGCAGCTGTGCGGGAGGCTCACTTGGCCCTCCGCTTCTTGGCCTTGCGGCCCGGCTTGGCGCCACGCTTGACCTTCTCGGGCGGGAGCAGCACCGGGTGGTCGGCGTCGCCGCCCTGGACGGTGAACGCCACCGGGCCGGGCGCCGTCTTGGCCGCCGGCGGGATCGCGATCGCCTTCTGGGCATCGTGGTCGATGATGGCCGGCTTGAGCTCGCGGCCGCGCTCTAGGTCCTCCAGTCTGGTCATGATGTCGTCGCGCTCGATCGCGTCACCCGCGACGCGTAGCAGGTGTGCCGCTGCCTGCACGCGCATCGCGGGTGAGATCTTCTCGTTGTTGCAGATCCGCGCCAGCGTCTGGACGGCAAGCGGGCCGTACCGCTGGGCCAGCGCGGCGGCCTGCTGGTAGGCCTGCCGGCGTGCCCGCGCGTACGCGTTGCTGAACGCCGGGTCGTCCATCCAGCGGTAGAGCGTCCGCTCGCCCACGCCGGCCGCCTGAGCGGCCCGCTGATAGGTGGGCTCGCTCATGAGAGCGATGATCAGCTTCTCCTGCTTGTCGTCGATGTTGCCGAACCCGAGGCCCGCCACGCGGAACGCTCCTTATGGACGCTCGGTCAGCTCCGCCTTGCGGCCGGTGAACTTCTCCCACCTCTGGACCACGACGTCGCAGTACGTCGGGCTGATCTCGGTGGCGAAGCACCGGCGCCCGAGCTGCTCGGCCGCGATCACCTGCGTGCCAGAGCCGGCGAACGGCTCGTAGCAGATCTCCCGGGGCCGCGTGTTGTACTCGATCGCTTTGCGGAACACCTCTACCGGCTTGGGTGTCGGGTGGTCCGGTCGGTCTGGCCCGTTGGCCAGCGTGTCGATCGGCCACACCGTCGGGAGCACTACCTCGCGCGTCCTCCACGGTCGCTTGCCCTGGACCCAGCCGTAGAAGCACGGCTCGTGCTGCCACGAGAAGTCGCTGCGGGTCAGGACCGGCCGGTTCTTGACCCAGATGATCTGGCAGTGCACGAACGCGCCGTGCTTGACCCACGCGGCCTCGAGCATCGCCTGGCGGCGTGACGCGTGCCAGCAGTACCAGGCTGCGTTGGACGCCAGCGCCTCGGCCTTGGCGGTCGCGATGAAACGGTCGTACAGCTCCGGGTTGGCGTCCGCGTCGTCCCACGTGACGCCGTAGGTGCCGCTCCAGTCCTTGTTCTTCGTCGGCGACTCTGGCCGCTTGGTCTTGCTGGGGTGGTTGGTCCCGTCGTAGTCAACCAGATAGGGCGGGTCGGTTGCGAACAGTGCGGCTCGCTCGCCCGCCATCAGCCTCCGAACAGACGCGCCATCGGTGCAGTCCCCGCACAGCAGGCGGTGGTCCCCCATGGCCCAGAGGTCGCCGGTCTTCGTGACCGTCTCGGCCGGTGTGGGCGGGATCTCGTCCGGGTCGGTCAATCCCTGCGCGGTTTCGGTGCCGATCAGCTCGCTCAGCTCCGCGGGTGTCCACCCGATGTCGCCCAGGTCGGCCCCGAGCGCGTTGAGGTCGTCGATCTCGCCGGAGAGCAGCGAGCTGTCCCACTCGGCCAGCTCGCTCGTGCGGTTGTCGGCCAGCCGATAGGCCTTCGCCTGCGCGGGCGTCATGTCGGCCGCGACGTGCACCGGGACCCGCTGGAGACCGAGCTTCATGGCGGCCTTGAGGCGCGTGTGGCCGGCGATCACGACGCCCTGGCGGTCCACCACGATCGGGACGCGCCACCCGTAGGCCTTGATGGACCTCGCGACGGCCTCGACCGCGCCGTCGTTGACACGCGGGTTGCGGTCGTACGGGATGATCTTCTCGGTGTCGCGGAGCTCGACCTTTAACCTCGGGTCGCGACCCTTCTTGTTACTGCCAATTCCTGCCGTGGCACCGCCGCCACGCTTGGTGGCGAGTGGGACGCTTTCCATGTAGAACTCCGCGCACTGAGCCCGGCGGTGCCACGCGCCGTGCGGGGGACTTTATGCCACGCGGGGTTGCGGACTTGCGCAGGCGCGTCTGTATGTGAACCGGCTGCGTGGACGCTCGCTGGTCTTTATCCACCGCGGCTTCCGCTTCCATGGCAGAAAGCTCCACTGTGTGAGAGGCCATGCTGAGAGAAACCCCCAAGCGATCACGTTGGGCGCTGGCCCGACGCCGCGCCAGTTGGGCGGCACGTCGAGGAAGAGCCTCAGCCCCACCCACTGCAGCAGTAGGAAGTTGAGCCAGCCGAGCCATGAGAGTCCGAGTACGCGCCGCGACGGTGCTTTCATCGCGGTATTAAACCGACGAGTTGGATTCGTGCAGGTTCTTGTGGAGCAGACGTCGCGCCTTGTCCTGCGACAACTCAGCCCGGTACGACTTCCAGAAGCGGCGAGCACCAGCGTACCGCGTCGCGTGGTCCCTGCGGATGGCGACGGCGGCGATCAGGTCCTCGACCTGGTACGGGTGCTGAGCGTTGATGTGCCAGGGGCTTTCCCACTTGACGACGCGCGAGCCATCGGCGGAAAGCTTGAGCACGCCCCAGTCGGCCAGGCGGTCCTTGCCCATCGCCTCGGCCGTCGTGGCGAGCACGCACAGGTGTGCCGGCGGGATCAGCAGCCGGCGCGTGTCGCGCTCTGGACCGATCACCCGGTATTTGCGACCCGAGTCGGCGAGGAAGTCTGAGCGCGTGACCTTCACCTCCATCACCAGCGTGAGCCGTGATGGGTAGCGGCGCGTCAGCCATTCGAACGAGCTGGTGTGGTCCTTGATGTCGGGGCAGATGTCGCGCAGCAGCCGAGCCCGCTTGGCCTCCGTGCAGGTCGGCGTCCAGAACGATGCGAGGTCGGCGACCCACCCGCCGAGCGCCACCTCTGTCTCGACCGGCTTGCAGCCAATGCCGTCGAGCCATGCCGCGGCCGTCGCCGTCGCGCGATGGGTGAGGGCTGACTTGTTGCGGTCGAGTGAGTCTTCCCGTTTCACCGCCATATGGAAATCCTCGTTGCGCCCGGATGGCGGCAAAGTTGCATGAAAAGTTGCCGGAATGCCCTTGGTGGCTCGCCAGCGGGGTTTTTCGTCTCGCCCGGATCGGGCCGGTTTACTCAGGTGTCAGGCCGCGGCGGCCTTGGGCTGGTGTTTCGGTTCGGGGTACTGCGTCAGGGCGGAGCGGACCTGTTTGCGGTTGATGCCGATCAGGGCCGCGAGGTCCACGTCGGTCAGGCGGTACAGCGTGCGGGCCCGCCACCGGCGCCTGACGGCGTGCAGCACGGCCGCCCGGGTGCGGAGCCGCTCGGTGTCGCGGGCCGTCTGGCGCGTGAGGGTGCGGATGTACTCGACCCCCACGCCGTGCTCACTCAGCACGCGGTCCCGCAGCTCGAAGAGGGCCGCGGGTGCCGGGAGGTCCGCCACGCCGATCGGGTCCATCACGCACGCGTCGGCCGTGAGGGGTCGGCGGGCCACCTTGGCGAGCTGCTCGAACACGACCGAGATCGAGCGGGCCTCCGGCATCCCGATCCCGGGCCGGTGCCGCTCGCAGTTGACGCGGACCAGCCCGGCTTGGACGAGCGCGTCGATCGCCCGGCTGGCGTGGCTGCTGTTCTTGGACCCCATGGCGGCAGCGCGCACGATGTCGATCATGCGTGCCGGCTGGCGGCCGTTGTCGGTCTCGATCACGATCGCGGTCAGCAGGGCCCGGATGAGGGTCGGGTGCAGCCGGCCGGTGTTAAGCGTGATCTCCGG